AACTTTGTATTATTCAAAGGAGTGTAATTACTCTTGTAAGTTTACCCCTGATGTAACTTCGGGGGTAATACTTACTTTTAACTATTAAATTATATTATATCATGGCTAAAAAACAAGTAGTCCAAGATACGTCTTGGGAAATTAAAGATAGAACTTATTTAACAACAGGTAATCAAAAACCATTAACATTAAAAATACCATCTAGACATTCAGCTAGGCATCCACTTCTTCATTATGATGACAAAAAAAATGAACAACGTGAGCTTAGATATGCTACTAATCAAAACTCACCTTTTAAAGATGAACAAAACGGAGAAGTAACGCTAGGGCATATTGTATTTAAAAATGGTTCTTTATTTGTACCTAAAAGAAATCAAGTACTACAAAAAATATTATCATTATATCATCCTTTAAAAAATAAAATATATAGAGAGCTAGATCAAGTAGAAATAGCTAAAGATGATTTATTTGAATTAGAACTAGAAATAGACGCATTAAACGCTGCTAAAAACATCGATATAGATCAAGCAGAAGCAATCATGCGCGTTGAAATGGGATCTAAGGTAGCAGAAATGAGTTCTAAGGAGCTTAAAAGAGATTTATTACTATTTGCTAGAAACAACCCAAAGTTGTTCTTAGAGCTTGCTAATGACGATAATGTTCAATTACGTAACTTTGCTATTAGAGCTACTGAAGCTCACATAATTAAGTTAGCTGACGATCAAAGAACATTTCATTGGGCATCCAACGGTAGAAAATTAATGACTGTACCTTTTGATGAAAACCCATATTCAGCTATGGCGTCTTTCTTTAAAACAGATGAAGGAATACAAGTGTTCCAATCTATAGAGAAAAAATTCTCATAATATGTAATATTAATAAGGGAGGTGTAATGCCTCCTTTATTATAATAAAAATAACTAATGGCTATAAATGTAAATACAGTATATCAAACTGTGCTAATGATACTTAATAAAGAACAAAGAGGTTATATGACACCTACTGAGTTTAATAAAGTAGCTACCCAAGTACAGTTAGAAATATTTGAAAAATATTTTGAAGACTTAAATCAGCAACTACGTATACCTCAAGTAGATACAGATTACGCAGACCGTCAAGAAAATATTGATGAAAAAATAGCTATATTCAAAACTTTTGGGCCAGCAGTTTATAATAATACAACTTTACCTAACAATCCATTTTTTACACTTCCAACTACAGACGCTTACGGCAATAGTGTAACTTTTTATAGACTAGGAAACGTTTTATATGGTAGGGATAGGTTTGTGCAAAGATTAGATCGTCACGATTTTTATTATGTTGATCGATCTAAACTAACAAGACCCACCAAGATAAATCCAATATATCTTTACGAAAATCACAAGCTATTTATAAAACCTGACACAATAACTTCTGATATACAAATTGATTATGTTAGAAAACCAAGTGATGTTAATTGGAGTTTTAATGTAGGTAGCTTAGGTCAATATGAATTTTCCTCTGATAATTCCACAGACTTTGAGCTTCATATATCTGAGCAAGCTGAAGTTATATTAAAAATATTATTATACGCTGGAATAATAATAAAAGATCCTCAAATAGTACAAGCTGCAGCTGCCCAAGTGCAAGCTGAAGAAATAAATAAAAAAAGCTAAAATATGGCAACACCTAATATGGGTTTAATAACCGAAACAAATTCACAGTATTATGCTGGTTCTCAAACGTTTGTTACTGACGGTTCGTCATCTACGCTAACAGCTACTTTTAATACAGAATTAGAATTTGGATCAAGTGACCCTACAGCATCTGGATATAATTTAAACAACTTTAAATTATATTATAGCACTACAGGCGTCCCAAATACTTTTGTAGAATACACAAGCACATTCACTGTAGCTGACAATGTAATAACTCTTGGAACTATTCCTTTAGCTAACACATGGTTTGTTATACAATTAAAAAATAAACAAGGCGGGGAATATGGCAATAGAGACGCTTTTGGAAATACAGTTGAAGAAAACTATGGTGGATACGCTTACACTACATTAGAAGATGTTATAACTAATTTTATGATAGGTTATGTTGGTAGTGGAAAATTAATACCAAGTACTAAAACTACAGACGTGCTATTTTTTGCAAAAAGAGGTTTGCAAGAATTTAGTTATGATACGCTTAGAAGTATAAGAAAACAAGAATTAACTATACCTAATAATTTAAGCGTTCCATTGCCACAAGATTATGTTAATTATGTTAATGTGTCATGGGTAGATAATCAAGGTGTTAAACATATTATATACCCTACAACACTAACAACAAACCCATATACTGTGCCATCTCAAGATGCTCAAGGAATACCTATACAAGATAATAACGGTGAAAATATTCAAACAACTTCATTAACAGAAGAAAGATGGAAAGAAAATAACCTTAAAGATATAAACGCCGCTCAAAGTGATTTAACAGGTTATTTGTTATCGGATGGATTAGGTTATCCTGGTATGTATGGAGATAACTATTTAGGCCAAAGATACGGCATGCAGCCTGAAACATCACAAATAAATGGCTGGTTTACAATAAATGATAGAGAAGGCAAGTTATCTTTTTCAAGTGATCTAGCAGAAAAAGTTATTATACTTGAATATATATCAGACGGCTTAGGTTACAACGGCCAGGATATGAAAATACCTAAATTAGCTGAAGAAGCTTTATATGCTTATATAAGCCACGCTATCATAGCTTCAAGAATAAATCAACCCGAATATTTAGTTCAAAGACTTAGACGCGAAAAAAGCGCTAAGCTTAGAAATGCTAAAATAAGATTATCAAATATAAAATTAAATGAATTCGTTCAGATAGCTAGAGGCAAGTCTAAATGGATTAAATATTAAAATACATGGCGGAAGTTAAAAATGCTTTCATTAAGTCTAAAATGAATAAAGACCTGGACGACAGATTATTGCCGCCAGGTGAATACAGAGAAGGGCTTAATATACAAGTTAGTAAATCGGAAGGCGAAGACGTAGGTGCTTTAGAAAATGCGTTGGGTAATTCAAAAGCCTTAATAGCTTCTAGCGGAAATACACCTATTGCTGTTGATTTTAGCGTTTTAGCTGGCCTACCTTCTGGTACTTTAAAATCCATAGGAATATACGGTGAAGAAGCCGCAAGTACTATATTTGTTTTTTTAACAGACTTTACAGATACTGAGTTT